TACTTCAATCCACTGTTGCGGTGTAATTTTCATAAATATAAAGATAATTATTCTAGAAATACATTATTTTCATCATTAAGCTTCTTATGTTTTACACGAATATAATGTACTTCATAGTAATTCTTATCTTTCCATTTCTGAAAATAAGAACTATTAACTTTCTTTTGCGGTTTATTAATATAAAACAAAGATAGAAGTTCATCCGAATAACCTTCACGCTCGAACATTTCCTGCTGAATACTTAACTGTTTTTCTAGGGACATAGATCGACACCTAGACATATATTCATCAGATAAAGAAATAAGATAATCATCAGATAAACCAAGAGACTCCCACACACGATATATATATAGGGGACGACAAAGTTTATTCTTGAGTCTATCAGTGAAGTAATGAATTTCTTTAACAGAACGCGTATAAACAAGATACACACGCAAACACTCAGGAAGAGAATCAAAACAACAACCATACTTTTCATACAAAGTTATTACATAGGTGTGTATAAACTCGGATATGTTTGTAGGAGTTTCTTTTTTAAAGGGTTCGTTTCGTCTAAAGAGTTGTAATACTCCACGGATTGAGCGCAAAACTGTTCGAGTTTCGACAGAAAAATCATTGCTGTATGGTACGAATCGTGGCAATAATCGAGAGATATACGAAATGGGGGGATTGAATTCACAAGTCCGACCATTACGGACAAAGCGTACTCGCTCAGATAAGCGCTTGACTGCTTGTTCAGACGTTTTAACTGTCTGTCGAAAGCTTTCATATCCAAATAATTTGCTAAACCGCGACTTATTTTTTGTAAACGAGACGTCCGTAAAAATACTGGGGAGAGACACAAGGCTATTAAGATAGCCCGATACGTATGAACCGGCCGAATCCCTTGCAAGTTGCGTATCGACACGACCGAGGCGCCAACTCTGATATACAGCCTGTCGAATGTTTTCGGCGACTTCGTCCGAGTCAAAGAAAAATAAGATATGGAAATGCGGGCGGAACGTCTTAGGGGAGTACTCCGATACAACGTATGAAGATATTTTTTCATATGAACCAATTTTTGTAAATAAATATTTGCGAAAACGTTTCGCAAAAAGTTGATAATCACGATAATTCACATACTTAAGAAGTCCTTTGAATTGAGGAAACGCATTGTCATTACCTTCACATTTAGACTTTTTCTTAAACATCTCGACAATCTCGGGAGACATCCAGACAAGTTCCTCACGATGAACATCTTTAAATTTTTGTAACTTAGAAATACGTGGAATAGTACGAAGAATATAAGGGCGAGCAGGAGACAGATACTTAGGTTTGTAATTCTTACGAAACTCATCAGCAGCAGCACAAGAAGCGTAGATATCTTTCAGATGTTCATCCATATAAGGAAAATTTACCTTACAAGTAAACATGTTAATAGATTGTCCATTATCCTCTTTTTTCACTCGAGGATCAACTAACATACGCGTAAGTAACTGAGAACGGACAGCTGGCCAATTATTACCTATGGGATAATCAAACTCATAATCATCAATAGGTACAAGAGCCATTTTCGGAACATATTGCGAATTATAAGTCAATGTTACAAAATAACAATACTTGCGATTCCATTTCTCATAATCGCATAAGTTTCTTTTCGCGTCAGAACGCGAAATTAAACAATGCGGACAAACTCCGCATTTAACATAAACAGGCTCACCAGTATACTTATTTTTTATTATGCGAGGATGCTCACAACGATTGAAAAAATTGTAAACTTTATCACTCATAGATACTTATTTTACTTTCGGAAAAATAGAGAATCATAAAGAAGCGCCAATCAACATTGATTCAAATTTGTTAATTCGCGCACGCATAAATAAAATTACGCGCACGATACAAATAATTTTGAATACAATAGAATTGGCGCAACTCCACAATTATCAATGATAAATACGCAAAAAATTAGTCCTCACTGTTACAGTTTTCGCAAGGGCCAACCTTATATTCAATTACGGGCTGAAAAATCAGAACCTTATCGCCGGCACGCAAAAAGGCATCAGCGAGGCAACACAAATCGCTTTCGTTTGTATCAATCAACATTGGGTCAGAAGGTTTTTCACCGTTTTTCGGTTGTACAGTCATAAGTAATTTCATAATTGTAAAATTTAAATTGTTAATAATATAATTAAAAGTAAGCCCATGCTTAAGTGCACGAAATCCACACGGGGAACTATGTTTTAGGTCTTAGCAAATTAGCTGAAGAATCTATACGCTCAACCTTAAAGTATTCATCACGAGTACGGTACCGAGATAATTGAAATAGAGCATCAGAAATAAGATCACGAAGATCATCAGTCTCAGCAGAAAGAGTTAACCGGATACGTGTCCCAAAATTGGAACACGCCATAATAGTAATAAATCGAAGTTTCTTTTCCATAATCAAAATACTTTATAGTTTTTAAAAATTCTCACAACATAATCATCATTAGAATCAATGAAATCCAAAACCTCCTTATTAATTTCACGAACAGTAAGATCAATGTACACACGATAATCAACAGAACCGGACATAACATTATAGAAACGAACACACCAAGTAAATCGCCTTTCTTTTTTCATAATTATATCTCCTTTTTTAATTACACTGCAAAAATAAGAAGACCCTAATAGAAAACAAAATTAAATTATATGTTATACAACATATTTTGCATTTTTATTGGTGTCACTTTTGCCAATCTCGGACGAGAGAGGAGGGAAACGGGCTAGATGTGAAACCCGTTTTGCTCCGCACAAAAGAGAACAGCTATATAAATAAAATGCACCGACTCATCACGAGCCAGTGCATAAAGGCAATATTAGAACATGGTAATGAAACAGATTATCTACGATAACGCCTAGAAGAAGAAGAGGATCTACCTCGATTATCATCATAATACTCGTCATAATCCATAAAATAAGGTCTACCACGATTATAACGACCATTTTGGAAATTTGTAAAAGAATCCAAAGCAGAACCCATTCCGTTAAAAAGCATGTTAACGGAATTAAGAGACTCACGCCAAGGCTGCAACTTGGTATCAAATGCAGACTGCTTGTAACCTTCAGAGGCAGTACCAGCACGAGAACGCAAAATAGAAGAATCGTGAAATGCATCAGCACCAGCATTAAATGCTCGACTATGATAATACGAGCCAAAATAAAAATTAGTATTATTAGTAGCACGAATTAAATCGTCCGAAGTCTCACGTAAAATTTTATTCTGAATTTTATACCCATTAGCACGCGCATAAGTCTCAATCTCCTCAGCAATAAGATTATTGACTTCTTGTCTCTTCAATTGACCGGACATAACCAAATATTCATAATTAGCAGCCTTAATATTTAATTCAGCCTGTTGTTGTTGGTCAAGATACTTATTCAAAATAGTCTTCGCATCAGCATCAAGAAGAGAATTCGCAATATTAGCAACAAGAAGGTTATTACTCCAACGCTGATTAGACAAATTTTCTTCAAGGGAAGCCATACCAAGTTCAGCAGCCTTACGACCTTGAGAAAGATTATACGCACGCGCCTCAGGAGACGCATTACGCCAATCAGTAGCACCGAGATTCTGCCAAATCTGAGAACGTAACAAATCAGACATATTAAGATTCTCAATATCAGTTTGTTTCTTCTCGGACATCATTTTTAACGCAGAAGCCAAATTAACACCAACAGATTGAAAATCAGGGGTATAGGGAATTTGAGGAGCAGCACCAGCAGCAGTAGCAGCAGAAGTACCGGACATTCCAGCAGCAGTACCAGCCTGAGCATCACTCATATAAGGATTATAACCAGCTTCCTCTAACCTTTTACGTTGAGAGGAAGCAGAATTATATTCATTTTCCTTATTCCACATATCCAACTGAAAATCACGGGCTTTTTGAGCTTCACGAGCGTTAAAATCATTATTCATTTGATTAATCTTGAGATTAGTCTTATTAGTATCGGCCACGGACTTAGCGCCAATAGCACCGGAAACCACAGAACCAAGACCACCAAAGAGACCGCTCGCAATATCCATAAAAGCCATAACTATTCAGATGCTGCAGAAGCAGAAGAAGCACCAGCAGCAGACTGACCAGCAGCAGACTGATCAGTAGCAGATTCCTCAGCAGCAAGACGAGCTTTTTCTTCAGCTTCCTTAATTAAAGAATCATAATTTTCCATACAATACTCAGCCCAAGAACGCATTTCGGAAAGAGATTGAATATGTCTCGACTTGAGAGTATTCAAAAGCGTCTCATCATCCAATTGCGCAGTATACACCGACTTATTAGGTGTATAACGTTGAATGAACTCACGTAATTCACTAGCAGACAGTTTATTCTCCAATCTCTGTTGATTAAAAATCAAAGAAATATCAGTAGAAACAGCAATAGAACCGTCCTTATACTCAACAGTAGATAACTGCATTAATTTATCCTGCACAGGAACTTTAGTATGACTAACATCAAAAGAACCATTAAATGTATGCTCTATATATTCTTTCTTTTTCATATCAATAAGGCATTCCGGAATAATCCAAATTACGAACTACTTTAACATCAAACGCACAGTTAATCAAGAACTGGTCTGTATCCCATTTTGAATCTACATTCACCTGAAAAATACTATCAAGTACAGAAGGATTCACCTTGAAAACATTATAAGTGATAGAAGATGAACCAGTAGCAATAGTAGACAACATGTTCTTCCAAACAGAGGGAGTAATAGGAGCAACCCACTCTTTTTCAGTAGTAGTAAAAGAACCCAGTACATAATCATACGAGGTTTTCCAATTATAATATCTAGGAAGATAACCCATAGTTAAATCAGAAGAATTGAATCCAGCAACTAATTCAATATCACTATTAGAATACATAGAGATAGGAATAGATTGCATACCAATAGAATCCAACTCAGGGATAGGCAAATCCGTATTCTGATAGGTAAATAACTGAGGGTCAGGGGCGGAAAGCACATAATCCAAAAGAGGAACATTGTGATAGATACACATCAATATACCCCAGTCGCGAGCCTCAAATGTTTCAGAACCTTGCGAAGAGCCAACACCTTTACCAGCAATAACAGCCTCAGAAGACGTATTACCGGATTGAAGATTCGTATTGACAACCTCGGAAATATCAAGAGATGAAGAATCACCACCGATATAAGTAGACATACCGGACATATTTTCACCAACATCAACACCAAAATGTGCCTTAATCTGAGCACGATAATTTTGCGGGACATTCAAAGAAATTTCTTTCCAACGTTGAAGAGCTTCACCGCGACGAAGAGCAAGGACATCAAAAGATGCAGCAACATCCGGAAGGGCAACATACAAAGGATTTGACTGAACGGCATCAGGACCAGCATTAACAGAAAAATCAGAGCCAGTGCTAGAAATCTTAGAACCAAGATATAGAGAGGAACTTTTGGAAGAAGATATTCTAGTCCGAACATCCAAGTCCTGAGCTTTCAATCCACCTGTATCGATAGACGCCACATCACCAAACTGAGTATCAGGAAGAACACCCATAAATATATCTTTGTTCCAATTACAATACTCAAGGTCAAACATGGTATTGCCTGTCCAATAAGAATCACCAGCAGGGGGAATAGCAGAAAATAGGGGTTGAGAAGTTCCAGTATAATAATCTATATTCCACAAATAAGGACTTGAATCTTGCCACTGGGAATAACGAAAATAGTCTTGACAAAACTTCTTATAAGCCAGGAAAGGGAATATAGACACATGCAAATTAAACCGATATTTTTGACTATAACCAGTAGTATTAAACGGAATAGAAGTACCATAATTATGGGTAGTAGAATTATTAGCATTACCAACACGAAGATAATGCATCAACTTATAAGACAAATCCGCACGGCTAAATCCAAAATAATTAGGCTTACCGGAAAGGCGAGTAAGAACGTCAGATAACTGGGCCAAAGTAATAGTAGGAAGATAATTACCAAGAGCTAACGAAGAAGTTTGTGTACCAGCATGCTGGACATTAGACTGCATTTGAGAGATAACCTCGGGAGCATTACGCCAAAGAAGATGAAGAGGAACCCAAAACCAATCATAATACTCACGAATACGAGTATACGCAGAGGTGTTAACAGGCTGAGTACGAGTAAAATGTTGGCGTTTCAACGTAAACTTATCACCAGGCATTGTAAAATACCATTTAATCGGAAGAAGTTCACCCGATTTTGCAGAAAAAGCAACCTTAGACGAAAGGTCAAATGCCGAGCGTCGAGGGTGGTTGCAAATGTCTTTTAACGAAAATAAACTCATAAATTAAAAATTTGGTTGAATATTAATACGAGTAGAATCAACAGATTGTTTCATAGTTTGCTGACTCTCTTGCCGAGAATTACTATTTTTCCAAAAAACAGACATAGACGCAGTACAAGACTGAACACACAAAGCCGTAATAAGACCAATAATAAAAGTAGAAATCAATTTAACTACTTCAATCCACTGTTGCGGTGTAATTTTCATAAATATAAAGATAATTATTCTAGAAATA